ACGCCCTTGAAGGAAGCCGGCCAGAGCGTCTTCGTCCAGTCCCGGCTCATTTCTGGTAACCCTTCCGCAAGGGCTGCGCCTCGGGCATGCTCGTTCCAGTGCTGCCGCCGCCCGCCTTGAGGATTCCTGAGGCCACCACCGAGAGCTGCTGCACGAGCGAGAAGAAACGCTGCGCTTCTGCGGTAAGGGTGATCTCGCCCTTCGCCGTCACCTCGGCTTGGCCATCGACTTTCACCGGGCGATCGGCAATCGCAGACAGCGAAGCAGCAACGTCGCCGCCGATATGACCGCCGTCAGGACCTCCCGCCGATTTGTGCCAAGAGCCGCCCGGCAGCCATGGTGCCGGCTCATGCGGATCTTCGATGCCAAGCGCACCCCTGAGCCACGTACGAAGATCGTTTCCGTGGGCCGCGTCATGCTTGATGACGTCAAGCCCGACGACGCCGCCGGCCATCGCCGCCGTCACGCCGGTGCTCATGGTGGCAACCAGTGCACCCCCCGCGCCGGCGCTAGCACCGGTGGCGGCCGCCTTAGTGACTCCCGCCGGTGCGCCAAGCTTCGCAGCCGCTGCGTCGAGCGACGCCGCGGAAGCGTCGAGCGCGCCAGCCGCGGTAGAGAGCCCGAAACCGCCGCTCATCCCCTTGATGAAACCAAATATGCCCGCAACGCCGATTCCAGCGCCACCGACGACCGCGCCGCCCGAAAGATATTTCGAAAGATCAGGATGCGCCTTTTCGAAGTTCTCGATCTGACTGCTCCATGACGCGACCGACTTCGCGATCGCAGACATCGCGGTGGCAGCGTTCGCCATGATCGGGCTCGTAAGGGCAGCCCCGAAGCTCTGAAACGCAGTCGTCAGGGACGCGAGCGCCGCCGTCGGGTCATGCTCTAGAAGGTCGAGGCCGCCTTGAAGGCCTTCCGCCTGCCCGTAAAGCTTTGCGTGCTGCTCATATGACGGGCGCTGCTGAGTAAGTTTCGCAACGAGGTTCGCGGCCATGGTGTTCGGAAACATGCGGCGAATTTCGGCGATCTGATCGTTGAGAGAGGTGATTCCATTTTTTGCTAACGCCGGAAGAACATCTTGATAAACATACTTGTCAGGGTCAGTCTCTGCGAGCTTCCAATCGTGGATGTGGCGCCCCGGCTTCAGACCCTTTATTTCGCCCGTCTTCGTCGTCAGAAAGTCGTGCTTGTTAGCAAGGCCGAAGTGAACGAATTCCTTAGCCGCGGAATGCTGAGATCCCTGAAAACCGCCGACGATCTGCTTGACGAATTGATCGATCGACTTTCCGGCCTGCCCGCCGCCCATCTCCTGGGAGAGCGAAACGCCAACGGTATTCAGAAAGCGATCCGACAAGCTCACACCCGACGCTTTCACCTGTTGCGCAAAATGATACATCGTCTCGGGCGTAATGGTTTGCCCCATCACCTCGCGAGCCCGAATGAAGGCATCGAGATAGCCCTTAAATCGCTCCGGGCTCTGAGCACGGCCGAGCACCTCCGCGCCTTTGATCCCGAAATAAAGCCCTTGAGCCTCTTCCTGGCCCATCCCGAGGGCTTTCATCGCCGCCTTTGCTGCGATGACTGTCGGCATCATACCGGGAGTTTCGTCAGGCTTCAGGAGGACTGAACGCGTCTCCTTATATGTTTGCATTGCCTCAGAAGGCGCGATGTTGGGGTAGCGCCCAGCGAGATCGAACGCCTGCTGCTCGGATGCCGCGATCTCCGGCTGCGGAATTCCCGCGACCCTCATGTGAACGCGCTCGGACTCGAGCGTCGCTCCGGCCTTGAGCGCCTTTTCCGTCGCGCGAATGGCGCCTAGGCCGACCGCTCCCTCGATCCATGGCGCAGCTTGTTTCCAAGCCTGCCTCGCTCCGGCCATCGTCCGCGACAGCGCTGAGAACTTCGTGCTGACCTGATCGACCGTTCGGCCGACGCTCGAGAGGCCCTCGATCATACGCTGCGAAGCCATACGATCGTCGAAGTTCGACATGCCGTCGATCATCTTCCGCGATGCGACGACGTTCGACAACGAACTCATCGCGGCGGAAACTTTATTGACTGCGGCAGCTGACTTCCCGAGCGCCGCCATCTTGCGTTCGACGGAGGCGAAGGCTGGTCCGCTTCGGTCTTCGCCGGATATGACGGCGCGGGCTTCGAGGATCGTCGCCATTATTTTTTCTTCCGCGCCCGCTCTACCGCCTGTTCAAACCAAAAATCGATCCGAGAAAGTGGCATCGCCTCGACGTCGAGATGAACCCTCGCGTCCAGCACGAGAGCCGCGATTATTTTTCGGAGGTCGCCTGGTCGGCGTCGGAAAAAAAACTGAGAACAATTCCCTTTGCGCGGCGCGCGTCGGCGAAGCCGAGCAATGTCAGAACAATAGGGCCATCGTCGCCCTGCACGCAGGTCTCGACGTATTTCTTGATCACCCCGTCGTTCTCCGCGCCATAGGAGCTCCCGTCCTTTGTGCGGGCGATGATCCATGGCTCGCCAAGATCCAGATATTGCGCGCCAGTCGGCTCTTTGAAGACGAGCTCGCTGATGGTTTTCCCGTGAAGCTCTATCGGAGCGTTAAGTTTCAGCATCTTGGTAGCCATGCGCGGGACCCTGGTATATGTTCCGCCGCTTCAAAAAAGGAGGAACGTAAAATGGCGGTCAATGAAGGGCTCTACAAAGTCGAATTCGGCCACCCCAGGCCGCGGGAGTCAGCCTTTCTGCGAGGCTTACCCGGGTCTCGGACTAGCGTCAGGACGCCTGCACCGCCTGATACGACGGCCCGTGGATCTGCAGCCCGCTCACCTCGCCGTTCATCCGGTCGACCTTCACGTCGCCGACGAATGACGCGCCTGTCCAGGTGTGCACGATCCCGACGCTGTCCTCGATCAATGAGAAGTTGTAAGGGCCGCCGGTAAGGATGCCGTCCCAATCGAGCGCGGTAGCGACACCGTTCGCTGAGTCCTCGAACGTCACCTCGGCGCCGAACCCTTTCGGCTGCATGGTGCGCGAGGTCGAGCCGTCCTGATTGGTGAGAGGATCTGCCTTCTGACTGGCGGGCTCGGTCGTGACCTTGCCGCGCATGACAAGCGGCGTGCCGCCATAGGTGAACCGCATGATGCCGCCAAAATCGGCCATGGTAATTGCTCCGAGATGCGAGAGAGAACCGGCTCACGCCGGCGCGTGAAGTGCCCGGCTTGGCGGCTACGCGGCCTGCGGGTAAGCGGAATAGATCGTCGCGTTGGCGGCGATGATGTCGAGCGGATCGACGCGCTCCATCGGGCAGTAGACGTTGACGCGATCCGGATTGGAGGTATCGCGCTGCACGACCAGGAGCCCGCTGAACGTCCCGAGATCGTCGAAGACACCATTCGAGCAAAGCTGCGAATAGGCGTGGATGAAGGTCGCGGTGATGTCCTTCGTCGTGGTGATCGCGGCGAGCGAGCCAGGGTTCGTGTTGGCGATCGCCTTCTGGCCCTGCTCCGTGGCGAGGACGCTGCGGATATAGGTCAAGCCCCCCGAGCACTGGTAGAGAGCCTGGACATCCCTGAAGACCGAATCCGGCTGCCCAAGAGGCCCGAACTGGTAGGTCGTGACTGTCTTGTCGATCACGACATTGCCGGCGGCGTTGACCTGGAATGTCGAGATGCCGCTCGACGTCAGCGTGTTGCGCGCGTTGTAATTCCAGAGGAGCGAAATATTGCGCGGCGGTAGGACTCCCTGAATGACTCGACCCGTCTGGTTGCGCGAGACATTTCCTTCTGTGCAATCGAAGAGCCATTCGGCCTCGAGCGCGGCGCGCGCGCAGACGTTGAGATAGGCGGGCGTCGGCGTGCCGGTGATGCGGCCAATCAGCGTCAGATGCCGATCGTTCATCGTCAGGCCGAGTGTGGTGAGCGAAGAGAAACTTCCCGTCGCGTCGGCCCACACATGCCCATAGGACTGCCGCGACCAAGCCCAGCGCCCGGACGTATCGTTCGTTGTGTTGGTATAGGCCTCGGTCGAAACCGAGTCCGACCAGGGCGAGACGATGACGTCGGCCGGCTGATCACCGAGGTTGGCGAGCGCGGTCGTAAGGGTCGGAACGCCGGCGCCGGCAGTCCCGGTCGCGAGCGTCCAGATGCCCGACTGCGCGAGCACGTTGCCCTGATAGGAAGTCGGAATATAGAAATCGAGATCGTCGAAGATAATCCCGGCATGGTTCGCGGTGATGGCGATGACACCGGCCGCCGAGGTCGCCGTGATCGGCAGCTCGGCGCCGGTGAGCGAGTTCATATAGGAGTTGATGGCGGCGGCGAGCGCCGCGGCGATCGTCGTCGGCGTGTCGGAAGCTCCGACCGAAACCTGGATGAGCTCGCCCATGATCTCGACGGCGGCAACGCCAATCCCCGCCCAGGAGGTGAGTGTCGCGGTCCAAACCTGCTTCGAACCCGTCTCCGGAATGGCGCAGATCCACACAGGCAAAACCGGGCTGTTCTGCATGGCGATGCGAAACATCTCACGCAGCATCGAGCCCGAGCCGCACATGCCGTCGCAGGCTACCTGCGAAGCGCAGGGCACCGGCGTGCTCGGTTTATTCACTGCGAGCTGAGAGGTCGAGAGCGCGTGACCGAAGATAACGAAGCGATTCTGCGGATTGGGTTGGCCGCCGGAATTCACTTCGAAGGCGAAGAGCGGCGCGACGAGCCCCTGCCCCGGGATATAATTGAAGCCGATGCTGTCGTCAGCCATGGGTCGGATCCTGCGTTAAGAGGACGAGAGCGCGAAATTCTCAGTTCTTCGCCTTGGGAGGCGCCGATGATGACGCGCCGAGCACAACGGAGCCGTCCGCGAGGCACATCATCCAGAATGGGTTCCAGGTATCGACGAGCTCGCCTTCGGCCGGAAAGAGCCGCCCGCCGGCGCCGGGCATCGGCAGCTTGTGGGTCTGGTCCGCGAGGCGAACAACCTGAAAGCGCGTCGGCGAA